GGTTGATCCCATAAGGCGGGTCCGTCACGACAGCATCCACCGGCCCAAGCGTCGGGAGAATGTCCCGGCAGTCGCCGAGATAGAGCGTCGCGTCGCCTATGCGCTCAATGCGTTCCCCGCTCATGTGGCCCCGGCCCTCGCCAGAGCGGCGCGGGCAACCGTCTCGGCTTCCACGCATTGCGCGTAGGCGGTGATCACGGTGCTGCTCTTGATGGCATCCGGTGCGATCAGCAGGGCAAGCGTCCGCTGGCACTTCTCAAGGGCCTCCGCCATGCGCTTGCTGGCGGCGAACAGATCGGCGTTCGCTTTGCCGTGCACGGTTTCCGCAACGCACTCGCCATGCGCCGACCAATGGATTTCCCACTGATCAACCCGCCTGCTCGGGCAGGGTGCGACACGCCATTCGCCGGGCTGCAACCCCTCCGTCCAGGCGCTCATAGCGGGGCTCCCGGGGCGGTGGGGGTGGGCTCATGGGCAGACAGCCGTTCCGAGTGATACAGGGAATGGTTCTGCATCGCGGTGAGCGTCTCGCGCCCCGAGGCATCCAGCTTCTCCGCCATATGATACCACTGGCCCTCGCCAGACGGGCAACCAACAGACCCCCAGATTTGGTTGCGGTTCGGGGTGCGCGCGCCGAACTCGGCCTCCACAACGCTCTGCATCACGTTGAAGAACGCGGCCTGCTTTGTGTCATCCCAAGCCCAGAACATCTGCGCCATCTGCTCGGCAGTGACGCCATCGGCTGAATTGGTGATCCATGCCGTCATCTGTTGCTGAGCGGATGCGGCACGGTTCATAGCATCACGCACCATGGCGTAGAACGTCATGCGCTCTTTGCCAGCGGCCTTGCGTTCGGCAGCAATCGCCGCCTCCATAGTTGAACGCTTTACGAACCAGGCCATCTTCACTCTCCTTCGGGGGTTAGCGCTGAAGCTAGGGGGACTATTTCGAGGCGCGAATTGCCTTTTCGCGATTGAGCCTCGAGGCCCATGCCCTCGGTCCAGGGGACGCGGATGATGGCGACTTCTTGCCAGATGCCTGAGCGCTCAGAGAGCCACTTCTTTGCTTCGTCGTGCGTAGCAAAAGCCATCGCGTATGGCCTGCCGCGCTCTGCAAACCGCACGATCCAGTCCGTGCCGCTCGCCTTCGGGGCAGGGGCGTCGCGGAGGGTGTAGTCGTCTTTGCCGATGCCGCTTTCCTTGAAGCGCAGAACAGCGGGCGCTTCGGCCTCAGTGCTATGCGCCGCAATCGGCCACGGGCCTTGAATGTCCCACGCGATCACGCGCGCCTTGTGCGGCGTTGATCCTTCGTGAGCAATCTCCCACCCGTATTTCGCATCCCGCGTCAGCATGTGGATGGGTCCTCTGAAAGGGCGGCGCGGGCAGTGTCGGCGCACCAATGCGCGCTTTCGTCATCGTGAGGGCCGGGATGCGCGGCAATGTCCTCCAACGCCTTCCGCATCCGCTCAGCTTGACGGGCGGCGGAGAGAAGGGTTCGACCGTGACGCCGAAGCCAATCGTTGAACTCGTCGAAGAGATCGGCTGCGTGATCGTGGAGGCCGTTGGCAGGCTCCCACTTCACTTCGGCCTCAGCTGCTTTCAGAGCAGCCAGCAACCGCTCGCCCTCCGCGATGACCTCCACCATCTCGGCCTGGGGCTTCATGGCGTCACCGGAATTGGGCCGAGGTAGCGCCAGCGAGACGAAAAATCGTTCAACCCGCCTGCTTCCGCAGCGTGTTTGCGCGCATCATCGGCGGTGGGCCACACGCGGTGGCAGGAGATTACTTCGTCGCCCGGTGATTTAGAGCCTGACAGGCCGCACGTCGTGCAGCCGAAGTTCGGGACATGGCCGACGCACAGCCACCTATTCTTCCAAGCTCTCGCAGGCTCCTTCGCCGGCTCTTTCGTCTGCGCCTCGACCTCGCGGGCGCGGTGGAGGGAGAGGGTCATGCTGCCTCGCGAACAGGCAGATTGAGGAGCTTGTTGAGCTGCTTCACCGGCACCGCTGGCAGGGGAATGGCGGGGGTGATTGGGCGAACGAACGGCGCTGCCTCGGGCCATCCTGCGACGAGCAGCTTTGTGTTGGAGTATGATGCCAGAGCGCCCGACACCTGCGTGTAAGCAGCCGCAAACCGCTCTTGAAAGTCAGTGACTTTGCGAGCGTGCTGCTCGTGCGCCTTGGCGATCCGTGAACCCGCGTCGAACACCTGAAGCACGCCATATTTTTTGCAGGACGGAACCGACCGATAGACGTCCTCGATGCTTTCAAAGACACTGTGTCGAACCCTGAAATCTCCGCTCAGGTCGCAATTGGCGACGGCCCCCGCGACCTCAACCCGAAATTCGGATACGCGCGGCATCCACCCCTCGGGGATGGTCGCCATAAGCTGCGTGTCTTTGCGCGACCAGCAGGCGTCATAGATCTGCGCGGCAAGGGCTGCGCCCTCGGCCACGAGGGTGGCGCGCTCAGCCTCAAATCTGTGGCGAAGCAGAGCCGTCCGAATGCTTTCACGAATTGCGGTCGTCAGCCGTTGATTGCCCATTCTTCTCTCTCCTCAATTCTATTTCGTGGTGGCTTTGGCGAGCGCGGCTCGGGCGGTGAACAGCGTGAAAGGCAGGGCTTCTGGCAGCACCCACAGGTGATACATGTCGGCGTCATCAACGACCTCGCCACGAGGCGGATAGACTTCGACTGCGGTCTTTTCAGTGCCCGCAACCTCATCCTTGATGCGCTGCGCTTCCCACCATGAGGGGCGCTTCTGGCTCAGGCTCGTGATTGCTAGGTGCACGTAGCCGCCCGGCACGTCGCGCCACAGCACACTGAAGACATTGTTCTTGAACGCCGTGCCGATCTCCGCGCACCAACCTTGGCCAATGCTGCCTTTGGGAAAGTCGATGCGCTCCCAAGCCGACCACGCGCCAGACTTTCGGCTGCGCTCTTCTGCCGCCAGCACGTCGCGTCGCTGCCAACGTGGCAGGCTCAGCAAGGCATCATGCGGTCGCGGGCCGCGATCCTCCCCCGTCCAGGCGCGCGGGGCGGTCACTGGGGCACCGACTTGCGAGCGCGCTTCGGCTTGCCGATCACAAGGCTCGACACTTCAAGGTCGAACTCCTGCGACGTGCCGTCATCGCCTCCCCATATGCCGACGACCTCAGCTTTGATCGTCACTGGGATGCGATATTCGGGCGGCGTAGGGCCAAGGCGCGGTGCGCCCGCAAACCACTTAGCCAACTTCGACCTGCCAACCGTCACATCAAGCATTGCGTATCCGCTCGTCTTGAATGCAGGCACTGTCCGTTCTTTGCTCATTCCCTCATCCCTCCTGTGCGGGCCGATACGCGGAACGCGGGGCCTGACGCAGCGCGTCGCGATAGATTTCCGCCATGCGCCAGTGCGCCTCTGCGCCGCGGTAGTCGCCGGCCGCGCTGGCTTCAGCGCCGAACTCGTCACGCATACGCGCCATGCCGCGCAGCTCGCCGGCGGGAATGTCGATCAAGGGCCAGCCGTTGGGCTGGAACATGGGGGCGGTCATACTTTCCTCGCGAGATTGCGGCCCGCGCTTTCGATCAGCGCATCGGCTCCGACTTCAGACATCCCGCACGCGATCAGGCGGCGGCGGGCTTCCTTGGCGTCCAGCCCTTCGCGGGAAACCTGGATCAGCGTGGAGCCGATGGTTTCGATCTCGCGAGGGCGGCGGGGGAGGTGATGGACGGTCATGCGGCACCATCCGTTTCGCCGGACAGAACCTTTGTGATGGCCGCCTGCATCGCGGGCTGCTCAAACTTCGCCTTCACGCGCTGAGCTGCTTGCTGCCACTGGATGCGCTGCATCTCCGGTGTCATCTCGCCCATCCGCAAGTTGCGGCCATCGGCGTGCTTGGGCCACGGAACAAGGTCGCCCATCACGCCCGCCCCTGCATCGTCGGAGACGCCAGCAGAATGGGCCGCGCCTTCCGGGCCTCAGCCGCATCGGTGGAGATGGCGTCCATGGCCTGACGGACGGAGAAGGCGTCGGCGTAGGTGTCGAAGTCGATCAGCGCATTCAGCGGGGCGCAGTCGCCAATCGCGTCGGCAAGCTGGCCGTCGAGATACTTGGTCTCGGATGTGCCGATGGCCTGCGCCAGCTTGCGGGCGGCGTTGATGGCCTTGAGCAATTCCCGATACGGCGCGGCGTCGCGTTCAGTCTCGCGGTTCTCGGCGTCCGTGGGGAACGTCGCTTCGTCGTCGTCGTGAGTTTCGTATTTGTCGGACACTGGCCGCTCCATCGGGTTGATGGAGGCATATTTGCGCTAACCGCAAATCATGTCAAGCGGCAATTTGCGGAAGTCGCAAATTTAATCGGTCGGCCTCGTTACGGCTTCACGCAGTCGAAGATCGCGCGGTTGCTCAGACTCAGAGGGCGGCGTTGGTTCTGGCTCGTCCTTGAAGTAGTCGCGGATCACCTGGACCTCACCGACTTTGATCTGCCGGCGCCCCTGAATGAGCCGCGTAATCGCGGCTGGATCGACGCCTAGCGCCTTTGCCAGCCCGATCTTGTTTTTGCCGGGCTTTTCCAGCCCGCGCAGAACCTCGTCGATGTGCATGACGCCAGTATTGCGAGAGTCGCAAACGGCTGAAATTGACATTATCGCAAATTCCGCTTGCGTTATCTTTGCGAATGTCGCAAAGTCCGTGTCCATGAGCAGTCCGGCAGAAACGATCATCTCGAAACTTGGCGGTGTTGAAGCCGTGGCGGCGATCTGTGCCGTCGATGTGTCGCGGGTCTATCGCTGGACCTACGCAAAGAGCGCGGGCGGGACCGACGGCCTCATCCCGACGCGACATCAGCAGGCCATCCTCGACCATTCGCGCGAGAACAAGCTCGGCGTGAAGCCCGCCGACTTCTTCCGCTCTGAGGCCGCAGCATGAGTCCTTTCTATGCGCTCTTGGTGCCGCTCGGCATTCTGGCGTTCGCCGGTCTGATCTGGCTGGCGCGTAAGGCGCCGTCGGAAATCGATCCCCATGCCGAACCGTGGGGCGATCAATGACCCGCGGCATTCCCGGTCTGATCGCTTTCCCGGCCGAACATATGTTCTGGCGCGGTGATGCCGTCGAGGAATTCAACCCTCAGACGTTCATGGCCGTGTTCGCCCTGTGCGCCAATGCGCCGGCGATCCTGAGCCACGACCAGCTCTTTGAAATTCTGTGGGGCGAGCCGGAAGACGGCGGCCCCTTGGCTCCGCGCGGTATCGTGCGGACCCATCTTAGCCGGGCGCGCGATGCTCTTGCCCGCCTCGGCGTTCGTATCCATCCCGAATGGGGCGTCGGATACTCCGCGCAAGATCTGCTGGCTGAAGGCGTTGGCGCGCCCAAGCCGGTTCTGAAGCATGTTCCTTACTCGATCACCTATCACCTGAAACCTTCCCTCCGTCCTCATCATGAAGGACGGAACGAATGCGACAGTCGCTTGGGAAAAACGACACAACTGTTGGGGGCCGCTCAATGAGCGAAGCGCACGCCGCCGTTGAGAGCATTGACCGCGAGATTGCGGCGACGCTCGCGAGCGAAACGCTGTGACCGGCAACATCATCTCCGAGACGACGCGGACCTTCACGCACCTCTGCTGGGGCGGGCAGTGCGTCACGCTGGCCGGTGAGATGGCGGCGAAGGCGGAGAACTATCTGAAGCAATTTGAAGGCGCGTCGCGGGCGGTTGCCGTTCAGCGACTGGTTGATGCGGCCGTGCGGGATGGGGTGGCGTGGCCGAAGGCCGACGAGCCGAGCGGTGCGTTTGAGGCGCCCGGCGAAGCGGCAAAGGTGGGCACATGAACACCATCGAGATCACCGCCGAAATCCCGTGCCCGCCTTCGGCCAATCGCCTTTGGCGCCGGTCCGGCCACATCATGCACCGCTCGTCGGAATACAACGCATGGACGCTGTCGGCCGGACGCGAACTCAAGAGCCTTGTCGGGCCGAAGCGCATCGCCGGAACCTACGCTCTCGACGTTCGCATCGGCCGCCCGCACGCGAGCCGCGACTTGGGCAACAACGAGAAGGCCATTTCCGATCTGCTCCAGCATTGCGGGGTCGTCGATGACGACAAGCACTGTCAGGACATTCGCCTTCGCTGGGACGCCGCCGTGCCGAAAGGGCGCGCCGTCGTCTCCATCATTTCGCAGCCGGCAGCGGCACGCGAAGCGCGGGGCAGGGGGCGCGGGTCACAGCGCGCTCCCTCGCCTCGGACACAGTCACCAGTGCGGCCGGAGTCCGGGCGATAGCCCGGCAGACTGCCATCTGACTCCGCTCCGGCCGCACCGGACCAACAGGAGAGGATGGCAAAGGAGAGTGAAATGGCACTGAGTATCGCAAGTCTGCGGCAGGTAAAGGCGACGCTTCCCGCGCGCATCTGCCTCTATGGGACGCCCGGCATCGGCAAGACGACGCTGGCGGCCGAATTCCCCAACGCGGCATTCCTTCAGGTCGAAGATGGCACGCCGGGCGGCGAGGGCGTCATGTCCTTCGGTCACCTGACGACGTTCGAACAGGTGGTCGAAGCCATCGCGGCCTTGGCCGGCGAGGAACACGACCGTCAGACCGTCGTGCTGGACAGCCTCGACAAGCTGGAGCCGCTGGTCTGGGCGAAAACATGCGCCGACAACAACTGGAAGGACATCGAGCAGCCCGGCTACGGCAAGGGCTATGTCGCCGCCGACGTGGTCTGGCGCGAACTGTTCGAGGGCCTGAACTATCTGCGCCGCGAGCGCGGGATGATGATCGTCCTCATCGCGCATTCGACCATCGACCGCGTCGATAACCCGACGGGCGCCAGCTACTCGCGCTTCGACATTCGCTTGCAGAAGCGGGCGCTCGCGCTCGTGCAGGACGAGGTCGATGCGATCCTGTTCATCAAGCAGGACGAGACGATCAAGACTGAGGACGCCGGGTTCAACAAGACCCGCGCGCACGCGACCGGCGGCGAGTCCCGCTGGATCTTCACCGACGGACGGCCCGGCTTCACGGCCAAGAACCGCTACGACATGCCCGGCAAGATCATGTTTGCAAAGGGCAAGGGCTTCGACGCCCTCGCGCCCTACCTGCCCGGCTACACCGAACCCGCATCGCAGCAGGCCGCTTAAGGCAAAACCCTAGGAGAGAGTAAAATGGCAAAGCTTGGTGAAACCTTCGACCGCAACACCGTGCCGGCGGATGAGTTCGAGCCGCTTCCGGCCGGCGACTACTTCGCGCAGGTGGTCGAAAGCGAGATGCGGCCGACGAAGGCCGGGACCGGCGAGTATCTGAAGCTGACCTGGCAGGTGCTGGCGGGGCCGTATGAAGGCCGCAAGTTCTGGGAACAGCTCAACATCCGCAACCCGAACGACACGGCGCAGCGGATCGCGCTCCAGAGCCTCGCGAAGATCTGCGACGCCATGGGCATCGCGGCAATCGACGACAGCGACGAGCTGCACAACCGCCCCGTCAATGTCCGGCTCGTGGTGAAGGAGCAGGCGGGCTATTCGCCCAAGAACGAGGTGAAGGGCTATTCGGCGCACGAGCCGTCGAAGCCGGCGGCGTCGAAGCCGGCCGCTGCGGCGACGAAGCCATCTGCGCCTCGCCCTTGGGGCGCTCGGGCCACCGCCTGAGTTAGCCGGGCGGCGGGCGTAGCCTCGAAACCAAACCCGCCGCCCACCCTCATCTCAACGTCTTTCAACGTCTCGCGAGGACCGCGACGATGCCTGATTTCGCGCGGGGGTTCCATGCCCCCTCTGCCTGAACCTATCGAACACATCGCCGCTGCGATCGACGCGGCCTATGAGCGCAAGCCGACCGAAACCCGGCGCGGCTATCTTGGCGCGTCCGTCATTGGCGACGAGTGCGAGCGCAAGCTTTGGTATGGCTTTCGCTGGAGCCACGAGCCGGAAGGCTTCGACGGCCGCAAGCTACGCCTGTTTGAAACCGGCCACCGCGAGGAAGCCCGGCTGCTCGATTACCTCCGCCTCATCGGTTGCGGGGTGGACGAGATCGACCCCGCCTCCGGCAAGCAGTTCGGTGTCTCCGCCATCGGCGGCCATTTCAAGGGCCACCTGGACGGCGAAGCGACCAACATCCCCGGCGCGCCTGTCGCCGTGCATGTCATCGAGTGCAAGACCCACAACGAGAAGTCCTTCAAGGCGCTCCAGAAGGACAAGGTGGAGAAGGCCAAGCCGGCACACTTCGCGCAGATGCAAGTCTATATGCACCTGCGGGGCCACCCTCGCGCGCTCTATCTCGCCGTCAACAAGAACACCGACGAGCTTCACGCCGAGCGCGTGCATTACGACCCAGCGACCGCCGCACGCATCATGGCGAAAGCCGAGCGCGTCATCAAAGCCGAGCGGGCGCCGCCGAAGCTGCATGACGACCCCACAAGCAAGGCGGCGTGGCTCTGCAACTACTGCCCCGCGCGTCCGCAATGTCACGAGAAGGCGTTTGCGCCCCGCTCCTGCCGGTCATGCCTGAACGCCACGGCCGTCATCGACGACAGCGACAAGGCCGCCTGGCACTGCGCCCGTTGGGACAAGGTGCTGACGCTGGAGGAACAGCGGCAAGGATGCCCGGCCCACCTTTATCTGCCGGACCTCGTGCCGGGTGAACAGATCGACGCTTCTGATAACCCGCCGTCAGTCACCTATCGCCTGCCTAACGGCGACCTCTGGACCGACACGGAGGCGGCATGACCTCCCTCCGCGACTATCAAACCTCCGCCCTCGACGCCGTCGCCGCCTATTGGGAAACCGGCGGCGGCAATCCGCTCGTCGAAATGGCGACGGGAACGGGTAAGTCCGTCGTCATCGGCACGCTGGCGCGCGAGCTCATCACGCGCTTTCCTGACCTGCGCATTCTTTCGTTGGTCCACGTCCGCGAGCTGGTCCAGCAGAACGCACGGGCGCTCCTCTCTGTCTGGCCGCAAGCGCCGATCGGCATCAACTCCGCCTCTCTCGGCCGGCGCGACAGCCACAGCCAGATCCTGTTCGCATCGATCCAGTCAGTCTTTCGGCGTCCGGCACTGCTGGGCCCGCGTGACCTAATCCTGATCGACGAAGCGCACCTCGTTCCGCTTTCGGGTGAGGGCATGTATCTGAAGCTTCTCGACGGTCTCCGCGCCATGGTCCCGGACCTTCGCGTCGCGGGCTTTACGGCGACACCTTACCGGCTCGGTGACGGCAGCCTCGAAGGCGGCCTCTTCGACAAGATCGTCTATCGCTACGGCATCGCCGAAGGCATCGCTGACGGGTTCCTGTCGCCGTTGGTTTCGAAGGGCACCCACGCCCGCATCGACACCTCCGCCGTCGCCCGGCGGGGCGGGGAATTCATCCCCGGCGCCCTTGAAGCGGCTGCCGACAATGACGCACTGACGGCCGCCGCCGTCGATGAAATCCTGACCCTCGGCGAAGACCGCCGGTCCTGGCTCCTGTTCTGCTGCGGCGTCGATCATGCCCACCACGTCGCAGACGCCATGCGACGCCGGGGCGTGCGATGCGAGACGATTACGGGGCAGACGCACCCAGGCGAACGCGAACGCATCCTGCGCGCCTTCAAGTCTGGCGAACTCCGCGCCGTCTCCAACGCCAACGTCCTGACGACCGGGTTCGATCATCCCGGCCTCGACCTCATCGCCATGCTGCGGCCGACGCTGTCCACATCCCTCTACGTCCAGATGCTCGGCCGGGGCACGCGCACCGCACCCGGAAAGACCGACTGCCTCGTTCTCGACTTCGCGGGCAATGTCCGCACCCACGGCCCCGTCGATGCCGTCGAGCCACCGCGCAACGGCAAAGCAGGAGCGGAGCCGGGGCAGGCGCTGGCCAAGGAATGCCCGTCGTGCATGACAATGATCGCCCTCGCTGCCCGGGAGTGCCCGACATGCGGCCACGAATACCCGCCGCCGGCCGATAAGCCCAAGCATGAAGCCCGGGCCGATACGGCGCCCGTCCTCTCCGGCGCCAAGCCGGCCGAAACATGGGTGCGTGTCGATCATGTCGGCTACGCCCGGCATGAGAAGGCGGGCAGCCCGCCTAGCCTGCGCGTCACCTATCAGTGCGGGCTACTCCAGCACCGGGAATGGTGGTGCTTCGAACATGGGGGCTACGCGCAGGAGAAGGCGCATTTCCTGTGGAAGCAGCACGCGCGCGGGCAGTCCGGCGTGCCTCGCAATACCATGGAGGCGATGCGGCGCACGAACGAGCTCCGCCAGCCCGTCGAAATCATGGTCCGCAAGGCGGGCAAGTATTTCGAGGTCGCGAAACGGCGATTTGACGAGGGCCGCAGCGGTGCGTTGCCGCTGCTGGAAGGCGGCGAGACAAGAGCCGCATGACGCTCACCTTCGCCCGCCAGTCCCGCCGCCCCGATCTCTGCTGCATCTGCGGCCGCACGGCTGTGGCAAAGGACGTCGTGCGCGCCTTTTTCACCGCCCGGTCGGCCTTCTGGGTCTGCGCCGATGAAACCTGCCAATCCGCCGGGGAAACAATGGCTGATACGCCCGCATCGCACCTGACGACGTATGAAGAACTGGCGCTTCTGGCCGGCGGTGACGCCGCAGGCGCTTATCTGGACGGCCTTAACAAGACCGACCTCGCCGCCCTGACGCCTGCCGAATTCTCCACCTTCCTCCGCCATGTCCTCGACGGCTACGCCGCCAGCATGCGGCGTCAGCTTAGCCGCGTGGAAATCCCCTTCTGATGACCTCGCCCTTTGCGTCTGCCTATCCAGAACTCGCGAAACTAGGCTATTCGTGCATCCCGATCATGGCGCGCGCCAAGGCGCCCGGCGATTATCGGGGGAAGGCGTGGAAGCCGGCGCACGGCTGGCCCAAGTATCGCGACCGCGCCCCTACACCGTTCGAAACCGGCATCTGGTGCCGCAACTGGCCGGACGCGAATGTCGGCGTCGTTCTGGGAACGCGCGTCGGCGATCGCCAGCTCATTGCCGTGGACTTCGACGTCACCGACCCCGACACGCTCGACGAGCTCGCCCGGACAATCCCCCAAAGCCCGATGCGGAAGAGGGGCGCGAAAGGCTTCACGGCGTTTTACCTGGCTCCGACAACGACCAAGAGCCAGCAGTTCAGCGTCGGTCCCATGGGCAAGATCGACATTCTGACTGGCAACGAAACCCGGCAGACGGTCATGCCGCCGTCGGTGCATCCCGACGGGCCTGTCTATGCCTGGCTGAACGGTCCTTGCGCGATCGCCGACCTGCCGCACATCGAAACGTCGGATTTGGAACAGCTTCTCGACACCGCCAGCCGATATGTGCCGGACGCGCCCGCGCCGCGGCTCCGTGAGGACCGCGGGACGGTCGAAGCCGACACGCCGTTCGCCGAGCTAAACGCCTTGGCGCTCCGCGACATGTCCTGGGTGCCGGCGCTCGATCTTCCAAAAACGCAGCCGAAGTCGAACGGCTATCACGCTGTCGCCAGCTTCCGGCCTTCATCCACCGGCCGCCCACTGGCCCAGCGCAAGCAGAACCTCTCCATCACGTCGCAGGGCATCAAGGACTTCGGGACTGGCGCGACCTACAGCGCTCTCGATCTCGTCATGGCCGCGCTTGGCAAAGACTTCGACGCCGCGTTCGCATGGCTGTCTGACCGGCTCATGCCTGCGGTCCGCGCGCCAGTCGTCCCCAACCAACACCTGTTGGTGCCTGAACCTGTTGCAGTTCCGCAACCCCAGCCCGCGCGCACCATCGACTTCCCTCCCGGCGTCGTTGGCGAGATCGCCCAATGGATCACCGCCACCGCGACCAAGCCGCAACCGCTTCTCGCGCTCGCCGCTGCCCTGACGATCGTCGGGACCGTCATTGGCCGCCGGGTCGCTACGCCCTATCGGGACGGCGCCACACATCTCTACGCCATCTGCCTCGCGCCGACCGGCGCCGGCAAGGAGCACCCACGCGCTGCCTGCGACACCATCCTCGCGGCCGCCGGAATGCAGCAACTCATCGGCCCGTCGGAATTCATGTCGCTGTCCGCTGTCATCAAGCGCCTCCAGCGCGGGCCGCTCATGCTCTGCGCCATGGACGAGTTCGGCGCCTTCTGCGCCCGCATTCTCGCAAAGAAGAGCTCCGCGCACGAGCGCGCTATCTCGAAGATCTTTCGCGAAGCCTGGGGCAAGAACTTCACGAACCTCCAGACACCCGAATGGGCCGGGCTCGCCTCCGAGACGATTTTCGCCCCTGCCATGTCGATCTTCGGCGTTTCGACGGCCGAAGAGCTCTGGGCGGCCATGTCGGGCGCTGATCTCAAGAACGGCCTCCTTAATCGCTTCCCCGTGCTGGAGAGCCCCGAACGCCCCAAGGACCAGAACCCCGCTGGAAGCCACCTCAAGCCGCCTCCGGCGATGCTGGAGCGCATCAAGGCCCTCGCCGGCGGCCCGCTCTCCGGCATGTCAGCGTTCTCCGCCACCGTGGAGCCGCAGCCGCTCGCATGGGGTAGGGGCGCCGAGATCGCCTTTGCGTCGTTCCGCAAGCAACAGGACGAGCGCAGCGACGCCGCTCCTGACGAGGCTGACTATCTCCAGCGCGCGCCGGAGATCGCGATGCGGATCGCGACCATCGTCGCCGCCGGCCGTATGTCGAAATTCGTCAGCCTCGAAGATATCGAGTTCGGAAAGATGCTGGCCCTGACCTCGGTCGAAACCATGATCCGGGGCGTCCGCGACCACATGTCCGAAACCGACCACCAGGCGCAATCAAAGCTGGTGCTGGGCATCATCCGTAAGGCGGGGCGCATCACGCGGTCGGCGCTCTACCGGAAGGTGGATGACAGGTTCGACGCCCGCACGCTCGACAGCATTTTGAAGTCGCTGGTGGAGGCGGAATACATCACGGAGGAGGTCGAACGCTCAGCCAATCCGAGCGGCGGACGCCCCCAAAAAGGCTACTCAATCGTCGGGTAAAAACCTCGGGTAAGAAGGGTAAGAACGGGGCGCTTCGGCGCCTCTTTTCATTTCGGCCAGGTTCTTACCCTTTTTACCCCCGGTTTTTACCGGGCGGTTTCGGGTAAAAACCTCCCGACTTAAGTAATTGAAAACATTATATATCATATCTCAGTATATGCATTTTTTAGTTCTTACCCTTTTTACCCCATACTTCCATTATTGAGAGAGATAGAGGGGCACACATAATAGGGCTCCGGTATTTCGGGTAAAAACCTCCCGCCATCGTTCCTTAACCCTCCCTCACGCATCCTCACCTCGCGCTTCGCCTACCCCTGCCGGCTGCTTCTTTCGGGGAGCTGCCATGACGACGACCAACACCTGTTGGTGCCTCTGGTTCGGAGGCGCCGCCCATGGGTAAGGCCACGAACCCGCGCGACCGCATGGCCGCGCTTCTCATCCCCATTCCGAAACGCGGCGCCTCCGGCAAAACCGTCCGGCCATCGCAGACCGAACGTGAAGCGGCCAACCGATCGGTTGCGCTCGAAGCACGCTGCCGGCTGTTCGGCCTCACGCGTGAGCAGGCGCAAAACCCGATGGCCGGCTATGCCGTTGGCATTCTCACGCTCGCAGGGTTTCTAACCCGCGAACAGCACGACGCCGCTTACGGCTATGCGCTCACCGACACGACCTGGCGTGCGCTCAAGGGAATGCCTCGCGCCGCCTTGCCAGCGATCTGCCTCACCGGCGCTCCCTCCGGCCGCTCCACACGCCCGGCCGCCGACAGCGACGACGTGCTGCGGGAGTTCGACAAGCGGCGCGAGACGCAAAGGCAGAAGCTCATGGCGTCGATCGGGCACCAAGGTCTCGCGTGGTTCGACGCCCAGGTCTTGCGCGACGAAGCGCTGTCGTCACCGCTTGCGGCTTTGGCTCTCGCGAACGGGTGCAAAGTGCTGTCGGCGGCGAGAGCCAAGGAGGCGGCGTGACGAGTTGGGTGACAGGGATTGACACCCCATGCAAACCGTGTTAGCGCTCTTTCCTAGACATCGAAATTCCGCCCCGCCGGTCACAAGCCGCGCGGGCTTTTTCATTCCGGCGCGTGGCTCACCCCAAAGCGCATCACTGACGCAAACGCCGCGACAGCCGGAAAACTTACAGCACCCAGGAGATACGCCGATGACCAAGCCGAAAGGCACGGGTCGGCCCTCTGTCTATGACCCCGCCTTCTGCGACATGGTGGTTGAGCATATGGCGGAAGGCCGCTCGCTCACCTCATTCGCGGGCAAGATTTCCGTGGAGCCGCGCACTGTTGAGCGCTGGGCCAGTGAGACAGACGACAATTCCAAACCGGAGTTTTGTCGGGCCGTAAAGATCGGCAGGGCCAAGGCTGTCGAATGGTGGGAAAGCCGCGCGCGTGAAGCCGCCGCCGGTGAAAGCAAGGGCAACCCTGCTGTCATCATCTTCGGCCTGAAGAACCGCGCCAAAGAGGAGTGGTCCGACAAGATCACGCTGGCGAACGATCCTGAGCGCCCGCTGACTGACGCCGGAACCGACCAGACCGACCGCGCCAAGGCTCTGGCGCAAGTCCTCCTGCCCATGCTGGCGAAGGCCAAGGGCGATTGACTGACCTCCTTGCGGATCTGACAGCGGCGCTCTCGCAGGCGACGCCGGAGCAGATTGCGCAGATCGACAAGCTGATCGCCCCCGAACTGGCGCAGCCTTGGCTTCCCGTGCCGGGGCCTCAGACGGAAGCCTACACCTCCGAAGCCGACGTGCTGCTGTATGGCGGCTCGGCTGGCGGCGGAAAGTCGGATCTGCTGATCGGCACGGCGCTGACGAAGCACACGAAGTCGGTGATCTATCGCCGCAGCTATGTGGACATCATCAGCGAGGGTGGGCTTGGGCCGCGTCTGGTGACGTTGCTCGGCAGCCGTGATGGCTACCGCGAAAGCCCGGCGCCGGCGTGGAACGACGGCAAGCGCTCGATCGAGTTCGGTGCCTTGGAAAAGCCCGGCGCGGAGATGTCGGCACAGGGTCGCGCCAAGGATTTCATCGGGTTCGACGAGGGCGCGCAGCTTTCGGAAGCCAAAGTTCGTTTCGTTATCGGCTGGCTGCGATCGGTCGACCCCAAGCAACGCTGCCGGGTGGTCATCGCGACCAACCCGCCGACGGGTGCTGAAGGGCAATGGCTGCTCAAGTGGTTCGCGCCGTGGCTAGATCCGGGGTTTGAGAACCCGGCCAAACCCGGTGAATTGCGCTGGTGTGTGTTCGTCGGTGACAAGCTGGTGTGGTGCGACAGCGCCGCGCCGATTGTGGTCGATGGCGAGACCTACACGCCTCGGTCGCATACGTTCATTCCGTCGCGTCTGGGCGACAATCCGTATCTGAGAGACACAGGCTACCGCGAGCGGCTGCAATCCATGCCGGAGCCGCTGCGGTCGCAGTTGCTCAAGGGCGACTTTCTCGCGGGCCGTGAGGACGATCCGTATCAGATCATCCCGTCTGCCTGGGTGGATGAGGCGATGGCCCGCTGGGGCAAGGGGCGCGGCGGTGCGCCTCAGACTGTGATTGGTGTCGACGTCGCGCAGGGCGGGGCGGACAACACAACGCTGGCGCCGCTGTATGGCGACTGGTTCGACAATCTTGTGCTGGTGCCTGGTAAGGGCACGCCGGACGGCCGTGCTGTCGCCGGCCTCGTGACGCAACATCGTCGCGGCAATTCGCTCGTGGTCATGGACTGCACGGGCGGGTGGGGCGGTTCGGCGCGCGAGCATCTGCAACAGCAGGGCGTGAAGGTAGCCGCGTTCGTCGCATCCGCCAAAAGCACGGCGCGCACAAAGCCTCGTGGCGAACTCGGGTTTGTGAACCAAAGGGCGGAAGCGTGGTGGACGCTTCGTGAGGGACTGGACCCGGCGAATATGCCGGAGATCGCACTGCCGCCTGACCCGGCGCTGAAGGTCGAACTGACGGCGCCGACGTGGCGTCTGCGGCGGGATGAAATTCTCGTCGAAAGCAAAGACGAAATTCGCGAGCGCATCGGGCGGTCCACGGACCGGGCGGACGCGATTGTTCAAGCATGGCTGCGTCGCCGGGAAGGCGCGCGGCAGATCATTGCGCCGATTGCCAAGCAAACGATGGCGATAGGCGTGGGAGAGGCGAGCGGATGGTGAAGTTTTGGAAGCTGTTCAAGCGCGCCATGGACGAGCTTTGCTACTACGGCAGCGGCGCGTGGCGCTGCGATATGGACCGCATGATGCTTGATCTTGTCGCGGGCCGAAAGACGCCGCGCGAAGAGCTCATCCTGCATCGTATGGGGCTTGATCGCTAATGGCCGGCCTCTTCTCCAAGCCCAAAGTCATTCAGGCACCCAAGACACCGACGCGCGATGACACCGTCATGTCGCTCATGGATCGGCTGCGCCTCGCGCGCCGGTCGGGCAAGTCGCGCAACATTCTCACGAAGCGCCGCGCCAGCTTCCAGGGCGGCAGCACGTCTGTCGGCGGCGGCTCGCCGGTTGGCGGCACCGGACCCGTGGGCGGCGGCTCTGGCGGCGGTGGCTCGGGTGGTGGAGGCGGTGGTGGTGGAGGCGGCGTAGCCGTCGTCAACTAATGGATAAAATCGCGCAGGATCGTCTCACCCTTCATTCGCAGATGAAGGGCGGACGGTCGACGTGGGAGGTCCACTGGCAGGAAGTCTGCGAGATCATGGACCCGCTTCAGGCGGACTTCTACGGCGAGAAGCCGGAGCCCGGCCAAAAGCGCATGTCGAAGATCTTCGACGCAACATGCGCTCTCGCGCTCGAACGCTTCGCTGCGATCATGCAATCGATCCTGACCCCGCCGGGGCAGGTCTGGCACAAGCTGAAGCCGAAGGGCGGGGAGGTCGAAGCCGGCAGTCCCGTGGCGCGCTGGTTCGATGCGGTCAACGATAAGCTCTATGACCTGCGTTACAGCCCGAAGGCGAACTTCGACAGCCAGCAGCATCAGAACTACCGCGGACTAGGCTCGGTCGGCACTGCGGCGCTCTACATCGACAGCGCGCCCGGCATTCCGCTGCGCTATCGCTCGGTCCACATGTCCGAAATTTATCTCGGCGCCACCTCTGCGGGGCAGGTCGACATCGTTCACCGCGAGTTCGGCATTCCCGCCCGCAACGTGCTTCAGGACTACAGTCGCCCGGACGACTATGTGTGTGAGGCGGTCAAACGCATGGCGCAGAACACGCCGCTTGCGGATGTGCCGCTGCTGCATTGCGTGTTCCCCAATCCGGGCGCCAAGCCGGGCAGCATGAACCCCAAGATGCTGCCATGGGCGTCACTGACCATCTGCATGCTGGATGGTTCGATCATTCGCCGGGGCGGCTATCGCACGTTCCCCTACGCGATCTCGCGTTACACGCTGGCGACGAAGGAAATCTATGGCCGCTCGCCCGGCATGATGGCGCTGCCCGACGGCAAGATGCTTCAGGAGATGGCGAAGCACCGCTACCGCCAGGCGCAGTTCGAGCTCGATCCGACGTGGCTCACATCTGACGACGGTGCGCTTGCGGCGTTCCGCGCCGTGCCGGGTGCGATCATCTCGGGCGGTCTGGACGAAAGCCTAAACCCGCGCGTTCGCCCGCTGGACCGCGGCTCGAACTTTGCGGTCGACGCGGCCGTGACGGATCAGGTTCGCTCGGTCGTCAATGACTTCTTCCTCGTCACGCTCTTCCAGATCCTCGTCGACAATCCGGGGCAGATGACTGCCTACGAAGTGATGCAGCGCGCGCAGGAGAAGGGCGCACTCATGGCCCCTGTGATGGGCCGCCAGCAGTCGGAAAACCTTGGGCCGACGCTGGAACGCGAATTCGAGTTGGCATGGTTCGGCGGGCATCTGCCGCCCATGCCGCCTGAACTTGAGCAAACCGGCGGCGAATACGAGATCGAATATCAGAGCCCGCTCGCAACCGCGGCGCGCGCCGAAAAGTCATTGGCCATTCAGCGCACGGTCGCGCAGGTCGCGCCGCTGGCGCAGTTGAAGCCGGAAGTGCTGGACATCTTCGACTTTGACGACATGGCCAAGACGATCGCCATGTCCAACAGCCTCGACAATACGTCGATCAATTCGGGCGAAATCATCGAAGCCCTGCGTGATCAGCGCGCGAAACAGATGGCGATGCAATCGGCTATTGAAGCCGCCAAGCCCGTTGCCGGCGCGGTCAAGGATATTGCGAGCGTGGCGGCGTGAAGCTGCTCACATCGTGGTTGTGGTGGCGCGCCCGGCGCGACGCCTATCGCAGCCTGTGGGAAACCGACCACGGCAAGATCGTCGCGCTCGATATGTATCGCTGGGCGCGCGTCGACGGTGCCCTGTTTGAGAAAGACCCGCGCGTCGAGGCCATGCGCCTCGGTCGCCGCGAAGCCTACCTGCGGTTCAAGAAATTCGCCCGGTTCACAGACGACCAGGTCGCGAAGCTGGATGAACTCGAACGTCTGAAAGGACAATCCAAGTGACGGCAGAAAACGCCGGGGCCGCGGAAGCGACACCCCCGGACAACGTGACCGAAACCAAGACTGAAGTTGCTGCGGCCCCCAATTCGGGGGCCGTTTCATTTTCCGACTACGTCAAGACGCTGCCGGAAGACTTGCAGCAGCACGCGACCAAGAAGGGCTGGAAGGACTACGGCGATGCCATCAAGGCACACGCCGCTGCGGAAAGCCTAATCGGCAACAAGGTCGACCTGCCCAAGCCCGGCGACGATGCCGCGCTCAAGGCGCACATGATCAAGATCGGTGCGCCTGCCGACGGCAAGTATGACCTCGACTACGGCGCCGCGGAAGGTGTGCAGGTCGATGAGGGCCTGAAGGGCGCGTTCGAAGCGTTCCTGAAAGACAACCCGGTCCCGACGCCGATCGCGCAGAACCTCGTGAAGTTCTGGAACGCGGCCGCCAGTCAGGCCGCAGCGGCGGAGGCTGCGCGCATCGGCGGTGAAGGCGAGGCCAAGCAGGCCGCGCTTACCGAGATGCAGAGCGAACTCGGCAAGGAGAAATTTGAGGCGACGATGAATGACGCGGTTCGTGCCGCGCTCGTCTTCGGCCTCCCCGACGACTTCCTCAATCGCTTTGAGGACAAGGTCGGCACCAAGAGCTTCATCGAGGGCTTCGCGCGTATCGGAGCGCACCTCGGGACTGAAGACCAGTTCGTCGATGGGCACGGCCGCCGCGGCCCCCAGGACGCCAAAGACGCGGCGACCATCCTCTACCCCACCGACCCCTTCAAAAAATAGGAGCTTAACCAATGGCCACCATTGGCAGCAGCGCCCTTTCGCTCATCGATTGGGCCAAGCGTTTTGACCCGGAAACGGGCCAGACGTCGGTTATCGCTGAGTTGCTCAGCAACTCGAACGAAGTCCTTCAGGACATGCTCTGGGTGGAAGGCAATCTTCCCACCGGGCACAAGACGACCATCCGCACCGGCCTGCCCGGCGTGACCTGGCGTCTGCTCAACTATGGCGTCCAGCCGACCAAGTCGACGACCGCTCAGGTCACCGACACCTGCGGCATGCTGGAAGCCTATTCCAAGGTCGACCGCTCGCTTGCCGACCTGATGGGCAACACCGCCCAGTTCCGCTTGTCGGAAGCCAAGTCGTTCGTGGAAGCCATGTCGCAGGAGTTCGCGAGCACTCTCTTCTACGGCAACGGCCTCCTTGACCCCGAGAAGTTCACCGGCCTTGCGGCGCGCTACTCGACGGTCACGCCGTCCACGACCGCGCAGAACGCGGAGAACGTGATCGACGCCGGCGGCACTGGCTCGGACAACACGTCCATGTGGCTGATCGGCTGGGGTGAAAACTCCATCCACGGCATCTTCCCGAAAGGGTCGAAGGCCGGCCTCATGCACGAGGACGTGACGACTGCCGCTCCGGTCACTGACGCGGCCGGCGGTCTCTATCAGGCGTATCAGGACCACTGGAAGTGGGACTGCGGCCTGACGACCCGCGATTGGCGCTATGCGATCCGCATTGCAAACATCGACGTGTCGGACCTCGCCACCGGCTCGGCGGCCAACCTGCCGCGCGCCATGATCCGTGCCCTGAACAAGCGCCCGCCCGGCTTCGCCGGTGCGCGGTGGTCGTTCTACGGCAACCGCGCTCTCAAGACGTGGGCGGAAATCCAGCAGGTCGAAAAGTCCAACATGGGCTTCCAGACCATCAACGACGGCCAGGGTCAGGCGTTCGTCGGCTTCCAGGGCACGCCCTTCAAGCTGTGCGATGCGCTTCTGAACACCGAAGCCCGCGTGACGTAAGGAGTTACATCCATGATCCTTGATCGCAACACGCTCGTTTCGAACGCGCAGGCTGTTACGTCGACGGCGGTTTCGACCGACACCATCGACCTCGGCGCCCTGCGTGACATCGGCACGGGAACCAACATCAACGCTTTTGTCACTGTCGACGTGGCGGCCACTGCGGACGGCGCTGCGACCGTGACGTTCGCGGTGATCACCTCGGCGAACGCCGACTTGTCCTCGGCAACCACGATCTACACCACTGCGGCCATCGGCAAGGCTACCATTGTCGCCGGCTACAAGGTGTTCGACATCGTCCTGCCGAAGCAGCTTCTCAGCCGCTATCTCGGCCTGAACTACACCGTGGCAACCGGCCCGCTGACGGCCGGTTCGTTCACGGGCGGCATCGTGGTCGATACGCAGTCGCAGGCTTACTACGACAGCGGCCTGAACGTCTCGGGCTTCTAAGCCATGACGGGCAAGCGCTACATCGTGAAGGAGCTCTCCTATCTGCCGGAGACGCCGGGCGAACTGCCGCGGCTTATCCAGCCTGGGACGGAGATCATCTTCGACGGCAAGCCGGGGGCCAACCTCCAGCTTGTCGAAGAGAAAAAGAAGGGGGCTTCGGCCTCCTGACTTTTGTGGGGCGGTCTTCGGGCCGCCCCTTTTTCTTTGAGGAATTCACATGGCTGATGTGGTCGGCACATATCTGGCGACGGATACGACAGGCAAGCATATCCCTATTCGCTTCGTCGATTTGGGTAACGGCGAATACGGTATTGCCGTAGGTGGCGGCAACGTAGCGTCTGGCGCGACGGATAGCGGCAACCCGCTCAAGGTGGGCGGTGTCTATCGCGCCACGAAGCCGGTCCTGACAGACGGCCAGCGCGGCGACCTTCAGGTCAACACGTCCAGCGTCTTGCTTGCCACGATACGCGGTGTTGGCGCATTTGGGCTTGAGACGGAAACGGCGCAGCTCAACACAGACACAAACAACGTCGCTTCTGTTGGCGTTAAGGCTCAGGCGCACAGCTACGTTTATGACGCAAGCGCAGCGACGTGGGCACGCCAAAGCGGCAACACCGTGGCCGCGTCCGTTCTTCCTGGCCTGACCACATCGTTCTGGAACTACGCAGCAGCGGCGTCTGGCATCGTCAACACCACGACGGCCGTGACAGTGAAGGCCGCCGCCGGCGCCTCTGTCCGCAACTACATCTCCAGCATCGACATTGAGTGGGACACCCTTGGTGCGGCGACAGAGTTCGCCATTCGTGACGGCGCTGCGGGCACGGTTATCTACCGCACGAAGCTCAACACGGCGGCGGGCCGCAAGACGGTCAAATTCCCGGTCCCGCTGCGCGGCACGGCTAACACGCTCGTTGAGGTTGTGACCCTCACGGCCTCTGTCACGGGCGGTGTTTTCGTCAACCTTCAGGGCTTCACGGGCGCATAACATGGCAAAGAAAGCCGAGACCATCACAACCATCAAGAGCCGCTCTGTCCGCTTCAGCGTGGACGAGGAGGGCAACCAGCTCGCCAGCGGCGTTGTCTCTGTGGACGTCGTGACCGAAGGCCCCGGCGGCACGCTGCGCTCGTCTGAGGTGTTCGCATTCGAGGGCGACGAGCCTACCGATGAAGCGATCCTTGCGGAAATCGCCGCGCGGTAATGGCCTCCCAAATCGATGTCATCAACAAGGCCGGCCGCCTTCTGGGCCAGCCTTCGTTGACGGCCCTCACAACGGCGACGAAGTGGGAGCGTGAGGCCGCTGCCGCATGGGCTCTTACCCGTGACAGCGAACTCCAGGCGCAACCGTGGAATTTCGCGCGCCGCCGGAAGGAACTGGCCGCGTCTGAAACCGCGCCAGTGTTCGACTTCGAATACGCTTATCCGTGCCCGGCGGATTGCCTTCAGGTCGTCAACTGTCCCGAACTCGACCGCCGTCAATGGACGGTGGAAGACAGCGGCGCCGACGGAGAAGAGGTCAAGTCGATCCTGACCAAATGGAACAACGGCGATGCGCTGAATGTTCTCTACATCGCGCAGATCACTGAAGTTTCCAAATGGCCGCCGCTGTTCTGTGATGCGGTCGCGGCACGGCTTGCAATGGATCTGTGTGAGACGATTACGCAGTCCAACACGAAGCTCGATGCGGCAGCGCAGCGCTATGGCGAGGCTATCTCGCTGGCCCGCCAGATGAATGCGATCGAAAAGCCCGCGCAGCAGCGCATCGTGGGCGATTACGTCTTGGTGCGCGGGTGAAGCCGCCTCGCTCTGAGCGCCCGTCGCATCCTGAGCCGGGTCAGCAACAGGCATGGGCGCTTGAAGTCGCGGCGGCAAAGGCGGCGGCGGAAGCCGCGGCGGCAGCCCGGAAGCCCTAGCGGTGCCCAAAGCCAGCCCTGCGCTTTTCGCCTTCAATGCCGGCGAACTGAGCGAACTCGCGCTCGGACGCATCGATCTGGACGCCTATCAGCGCGGCCTCTCGCGCTGCGTGAACATGATCCAGTTGCCGCAGGGCGGGGTTACGCGCCGGCCGGGCACCAAGTATGTCGCGACGGTTCGCAATTCGGCAAAGCCGGTCTGGCTGATCGACTTCATCTTCAGCGACGATGACGCGCTGATGCTGGTCCTGAATGACGGCTACATCCGGTTTTTCAAGGACCGGGCGGCCGTCGAAAGTTCGCCAGGCGTGCCGTATGAAGTCGCGCACCCTTGGGCGGATGCTGATCTTGCCGATCTGGATTGGGTGCAATCTGGCGACGTTCTTTACGTCGTCCACCCCGATTATGCGCCGCGGCTGATCTCGCGGTTTGCCGATACGAACTGGACCGTCACCACGGCGACCTTCACCGAAGGCCCGTTCATGGACGAGAACGTCACGGCCACGACGGTCGCGCCTTCTGTGATGACCGGCTCCGGCACGCTCACCGCGTCGACGGCGATTTTCGACACCGATCATGCCGGCGCTCTGTTTCTGCTTTGGGCAAAAGACCTGTCGGTCGCCAACATGTCGCCGTGGGAGCCGTCGAAGGCTTACTCGTCGGCAACGCCAAGCCGGGTCTATTACAATGGCCGCATCTATGTCTGTGCGACCGGCGGCACGTCTGGCACGGTCGCACCGGTGCATGAGGAGGGCGCTCGCTGGGACGGCCTGACGGGCTCTTCTGCCAAGTGGACGTTTGAAAGCTCGCTCTACGGCATCGTGCGGATCGATCTCGTTACGAGCGGCACCACCGCCAACATGACGGTTCTGAAGCGGCTGCCGAACCCGCTGTCCGGCTCAAGCACGGACCGCTGGGCGTTCGGCGCGTGGTCGGCGTTCGACGGTTACCCGTCGTCGGTCACGTTCTATCAAGACCGCCTGACGTTCGCGGGCTCGGCTTCGCAGCCGGACACTGTCTGGATGAGCGGCACGGGCGACTATCTGAATTTCGCCCCGCGTGACAGCGGCGGTCTGGTGACGGCCGATCTGGGTGTCTCGGTTACGACCTCCAGCCAGTCGGTCAATCGCGCCAAGTTCCTGATGCCGGACGGCGTCGGCGTTCTTGTCGGCACAACTGGCGGCGAATTCCTCGTTACGCCGGCGACATCGAACGAGCCGCTTTCGCAGTCGAACGTGCGCGCCGTTCCACAGACAACGCACGGCTCCACCAATGTCCGGCCTGTCAAGATTGGGCCGTCGACCATGTTCGTCCAGAAGGGCGGCACGGTTCTCCGTGAAGCGGCCTACAGCTATCAGGATGACCGCATCGTCGCGGATGATACGACGCTCCTGAACCCCTACATTCTCAAGGGCGGCGTGGCGCAGATGGCGTTCGCGCAGTCTCCGTTCAATGTGCTGTGGGTTGTTCGGACCGACGGTACATTGGTTGGGCTCACCTACAACCGGGCGCAGGAAGTCAGCGCCTGGCACCGCCACACGCTCGGCGGCACGGACGCCGCGGTGAAGTCGGTTGGGGTGATCCCGTCGCCCGATGGGATGACGGACGATCTCTGGATGGCTGCCTCGCGCACGATCGGCGGTGTGACGGTCCAGTTCGTCGAATACATGTGCGCGGATTGGGATTTGGACGACGCCGGCGCCGATGCCTACTACGTCGACGCCGGCGTGACCCTCGCGGGCGCGGGCTCCACGATCACGGGTCTGTCTCACCTTAACGGCGAAACCGTCCAGTGTTGGGTCGGTGGAGCCTCACATCCTGACCTGGAAGTCTCGGGCGGCAGCGTCACGCTGAACGCGAATTACACGACCCGCACGGCGGGCCTTGCCTGCTGGCCGGATTTTCGGACGGTGCGTATTGAGGCTGGTGCCGGCGACGGCACGTCGCAGGGCAAGACCAAGCGGTTCACCAACGCGACTTTCCGGGTCTTCAACAGCCTCGCTTTTCAGGTTGGCTCGGAAGACCGGAAAGACACCATTCAGTTCCGCACCAATGGCGACCCCATGTCGTCGGCGGTCAACCCCTATACGGGCGACACCGAGCCGATGCCGTGGCCGGAAGGCAATGAGCGGGACGGGTATATCTGCGTGACTTGCGAGCAACCGTCGCCGCTGACGATTGTGGCGATCTGGCCGCAGGTCGTGACGCAGGATCGATGACTGTCGCGCTGCGGCCCTTGCGGGCTGCTGATCTGCCGGCGCTCGATCTGCAACCGTCACAGTCACATATGCGGGCTTGGCTGACGCAGGAGTTTTGCACCGCCGTTGAGCGGGCAGGGAATGCCCAGACGGCGCTCTACGATGGGCGTCCAGTGGCGTGTGCCGGTCTCAGCGATGTGCCGGGGCGGCGCTACGCTTGGGCGTTCCTGGGGCAAATGGCGCGGCCTGTGATGGTCGCTGCGACGAAGGCATGTGACGCGATGCTGTCACGTGAAACACGGCCGATCTGGTCGCATGTGCGGGCCGACATCCCCGCCAATGTGCGCTGGCTGGCAATTCTTGGATTTGAGGCGACCGGGTCGACCGAACGTCTGTGGGACGGGCGGGATTACGAACTATGGGTGCGGACGAATGATTGACGCTCTGGTGATGACGGCGGCAGAAGGGTGGGGGCTGTTCCATCTCCTCCGCGCCGATCCGCTGACATTGACGCTGATCGCAACATCCGTCTCTGCCGGGGGCGCCGTGGTTAGCGGCATCCAGCAAAAGAACGCTGCCGACGCGAGCGCCCAGGCCAACGAACAAAACGCCGCGGTCGCCGCTTCTCTCGGCGCGCAGCGTGAAGCCGCAGCCCGGAACGAGGGCCGCCGCCTCCAGGGCAAGCAAATTGCCGCTGGCGGCGCGAACGGCGTGACGCTCTCCGGTTCGTTGCTGGATTACACGCTCGATACCGCTGTCGAGACCGAATTGGCCGCGCTGAATGAGCGCTTTCAGGCGACGACGGAGTCGAACGCTTATAAGACGCAGGCCAATCAGGATCGCGCGTCGGGGAAAGCAGCGCTCTATGGCGGCTTTATCTCCGGCGCGTCTGAACTCGCGGGCGGCATGGCGAAGTTTAAGAGCGCGCCCAGCTCTAGCCCCACCGTTTCCTCCGGCTGGTTTCGCCGCTAATGCCCGCGGTTCCCGGTTTCGCCTTCGGCGGCCCAGGTGGTTTTACCCCGGCGCCGACATACCGCGCGAACGGCATAGGCGAGGCCATCCAGAACGCTGGCGCCAAGTTGGAAGGCGCTGCCGCGGTTCTAGAGCAACGCGCCGACGAGGATGGCCGTATTGGTGCAACACGCAAACTTTCTGAACAGCGCCTCAAGTCTTTCACTGCTTTGGAGGAAGCGCGAAACTCAGGGGCGGATCTGACTGGAATTAACACGCGGCTTGAAGCTGACTTCAACGCCGCGATGGACAAGCTAGAAGAAGAGTCGACCTCTGACTATGAGCGCCGTTACCTTCAACTCGGACGCTCTGACGTGCTGCTGAATTTACGCGAACGCTCAATGGGAGTTGAAGCAGAGTTTCGCGTCAATAAAACGCTTATCGATACGCAAGATTTGCTCGATTTTAACGCAGCGTCCCTAGCGACGAACCCTGATCTTTTTCCAAAAGTCTATGCGGAGTCAAAATCAATAATTGATGGCCTCCGCGTGCCGATCGAAGCACGCGCTAAGTTGGTGGATGGCCTCTCAAACTTGGGGGCATCGGCCCTGGCCGGCATGATTGAAAAGGACCCCTACCGCGCCGCGCGCGAACTCGAAAGCGGGCAGTGGGACAAGTATCTGGACCCGTCGGCTCGCGTGTCGCTCTATAACGGGGCGCAGGCCGGCATCAAGTCTCGTGAGGCTGAGGAGCGGCAGCGAGCGGCTGAAAGCCGGGCGGCCCGTGCGGAGGCCGTCAACACGGCACTGGCTGGTGCTGATGATGCGCTGGCTTACGTCGCGGCGGGCAATGTGCCCACGCCCGACATCATCACGAAGTTTAGCCCTGAAGCCATCCTCGCACTGACGGGCGATCCGAAGAAAGCGAAGTTGGCCGCTGACGCCTTCACGCGCGGCGAAGGCATGCGCGAGCTTCTGAACGCTGGCTCACCGGCCGAGCGCGCCAAGGTCATTGAGGAAGCCGCGAAGGCTGCGGACGACCCGGAAAACTACAAGTTCAATCAGGACACGCTTCGCATCTATCAGTCGGTCAATGCTGACCTGAACGACAAGCTGGTGAAAGACCCCGGCGGCGTGGCCCAGATGTCCACGCGGGTTCAGGACGCCATCGCGACCGGGAGCGGTGTCAATATCGTCGCCGCGTCTTATGCCGAGCAGGAACGTCAGGGCATCCCCGACTTTCAGCGCAAGCCGCTGTCGAACGCCTACGCCGCACAGGTGGCGGAACAGATTGCGAGCCTGCCGCCGGATCAACAGGCCGGAGCATTGCAGGAGATGGCGCAGTCCTACGGCTCATACTGGCCGGATGTGCTGAAGCAGATTGGTGACAAGCTGCCGGGACCGCTGGCGGTTGCTGCTGTCATGCCTCCGGGGCGCGGCGCAACCCGCGTTGCCGAGACGGCCGGCCTTAAGGTCGATGAACTGACTGCCGGGCTGGAAAAGGACGCGAGCCGCAACGTCGATGAGGCGATTTCCGACAATGAGCGGTTTGCCTCTCTGGCGACGGTGCTTGGGTCACAGGTCGGCGGCGCGAAGACGCTGGGCCAGTATGGCGAGGCTATCAAGCGTTCGGCCCTGCTGCTCATGCGCGAGGGCAAGAGCGAGGCGGAGGCAGTCGAACAGGCCACGGCTGAAATCACGGCTGACATTGACTTCCGATCGGTGGGCCAAAGCGTTGTCGCCATCCCGACGGCCGCCAATCCCGACATGGTTGAGGCGGGGCTTTCCAGCATCGCCAGCAATTTCGACGTGACCGACGTGGATCTGCCGCCGTCGGCAACCGGTATGAACGAGGCGGACGTAAAAGCCGCCTACGCCTCCAGCATCCGCCGTAATGGTCAGTGGGTGCCGGACGGCTCGGGCAAGGGCGTCTATCTCTATGTCGAAGGCGATCCGGTCACGCGCGGCGGTGCGCCGGTCCTGTTCACATGGGACGACCTGAAGGCCGCTGGTTTGCCCAAGGACGGCTTCATGTTTGAGGGCCAGCGCTAATGCCGATCCTCTCGGGCGGTCCCCTCTATCGCGACAAGACCAAGCCGATTGAGGACTACACAGCGTCAACGGGCGAAGTGTTCGGGGCCGCTGCGGCGCGGGCATTCGACACAGGCCTGAGCGATCTCGCGGTCGGTGCGGCTCAACTGGCAACGCTGGACGTTTCCGGCGGCTTGCAGAATATCGGGCGCGTGTTCGGTGTGGACGCGGCCGCTGAGTTCAACCCGTCCAACCGGGTGAACGCCGCAGATGCGCGCAAGGCCGCTGAAAAACGTGGCGTGAAGCTCGACATTGCCGATGATGCGTATTTTAGCCCCGGCGAGCTTGATACGGTTCTCCGCCTGAAAGAGCGCGAGCGGAAGCAACAGGCGGTTCTCGCGCGGCGCCCGAAGACGTGGGGCGGGTTCGCGACAGAAATGGCGGGCGGTCTGGCTGGGTCACTGGCTGATCCTGTGCAGGTTGCCGCGTCATTTATCCCGGTCGTCCCGGCTGCCCGGTATGCCATGTGGCTTGAGCGTGCCGGATCGGCTGGCGGGCGTGCTGCCATTCGTGCGGGGGTAGGCGCGGCTGAGGGCCTTGTCGGTTCGGCAGTCATTGAACCGTTCGCATATACCAGGGCGCAAAAGATTGGCCTCGACTACACGGCGCAGGATAGCTTCCTGAACCTGGCGTTCGGCACGGTGCTTGGCGGCGGGTTGCATGTCGCGGTCGGGGCGCTCGGTGACGTGCTGTCACCTGCTCGTCGGGCTGCATCGGTCGCGCCTGAGATGCAAAGCCGTGCGGCGCTTCACGAAGCGGTGACGGCGCTGGATGCGGGGCGTCCGCTGGATATTCAGCCTGTATTTGAAAACAAATCGGGCGTTCGGCCCGAAGGCGGAACGCCCGCATCCCGTGCTAACCCGGACGAACCGGCACCATTTAGCGGGGAACGCGGGCAGAATGCCCCATCCGCGCCGAAAGTCAATGCAGGCGACACCGCCTCGGTAGTTGAGGCAACGCTTCGGGATCTGGGTATTCCATATCAGGTAGAGCGCTCACAGTTCCAAAGCGACAAATTTGGTCCGTCGCTCTCAACCTATTTTAGGACAGACAAGGGCACTTTTCGGCTTTCAGATCATCTCGATGTCACAGGGCGCGACACCTTTCTGATTGGCGACGACCCCGCCAAAATACGCGTTGAAATGTTCAAAGCCGCTGGCGTTGAGCCTACGCGATACGACACGGAAAGGCTCGCGGCCCTTCGCGAAATTGAGGCAAAGCAGCAGGAATGGCTGAGAAACGAACCAAGCAGAAAATCTGCCGCGCTCAGTGAGTGGGACGCTGCAGCTTTGAAGGATGCTGGTCTCAGCGATCTGAAGGGGCCAGAAAAAACAAAGGCCTTGAAGAAGCTAAGAGATGCTGCCCGAGCATCAGGCGAGTACCCGCCTAAATTGCCGCAAATGCCTGATTTCGGGTCGCTTCCTCCGTATCGGTATCCAGACCCAAGCGCTGGTGTGCGCGAACCGTCGATTGCGCCCGAAACCTACGACCCTGTGACGGGCTACGAGCCGCCCGAAATGGAGCGCGTTCGCATGGAAGCGGATGCCGCCGTGACGCGCGCGGACGATGACATTGACGCAGAGATTGAGGCGCTGAACGAAATGATCGACGCAGGGCGCTCGCGCGGCACGCTGGATGCGGCAGACGAGGCCGACATTCAGCGCGCGGCGCAATACACAGCAGGCAACCTTGCCGCGTATGGCGACCGCATTTTTTACCGAGGCGTGAAAGCTGATAGGCCCGACGTAATCAGCGTCAGCGATCGCGGGCCGTTAGGGGCTGGTGTCTATCTTTCCATGCAAGAGGGCGTTGCCCGCATGTATGGCGAAAAAATCACTCCGGCGCGCGTGAAGGGCGAGGTTTTCAATGGTCTTGCGCGTTATGGTGAGGGCGCGACGCTAGTCGAAGACCTGCGTCGCAGAATTGCGCCGTTTTTGACTGAAAAAGAGACGGCTCGTTTTGCAGATATGTCCAAAGGCGTCACTGAGCCCGGCGACATTATTGATCGCCTCGCTCGCACAGCAGAACCGGAGCGCATGCGCGAGATCATGCAAAAGGCTGGTTATTCTGGCATTGAGTCCAACGTGGACGGCCATGAGATCGTGGTCTTTGAACCAGCAAACATCATCAAAGAAGACGACTATCAAAAAGCCGCCCGCGCTGCCGAAAAGCGCGACCCGCTGAATGAGTTTGACCGCGCCGCGCTGGAACTGGCTGACGCCTTTGAAACGAAATCACGCATCAGCGCCGATAGCTACCGCGCCGCCGCGTCCTGCCTGTCGGGTCTGGCATGAAAGAGATTGCATGCGTTCGCGGCGTTCTGGGAACAGACGCTGACGGGCTTGGCGATGACGAACTGAAGGCGGTCATTGCCGATCTGCAAAAGCGGGCGCGCGAGCGTCAGCGCATCAATGACGGTATGGACGCTGGCGAGGCGCTGAACTTTGAGGCGGCGCAGATTGCCGACGATCTGGCCTTCGCCGCCAAGATCGAAAAGCGCAACGCCGCGCTGAACATCGTGCGCCGGAAAGAAGCCCGCGCATTCGTGGACGCCTTCCCGAACAAGGCGCAGGGGCTGGAAGCTCTGCTGGCCGGCACAAACCGCCGGATGGAAAATGGGCGTCTATCAGTCGATAGCCGGTCGCGGGCGCGGGAGGGCAAGTATCTCGGGGGCTTGGTCAACGATCTCAAGCGCGAGGGCCTGCTGCAATACGTCCAGGCGCGCTTGTTCGCCACGGGCAAGGGGCCGCTGGACGACAAAATCGCCATTGAGCTTTATGAGCTTCGTGACGGCGGGACGCCCGGTCGCTCTGGATCTACTGACGCGCAAAAGATCGCGGCGATCATTCACAAGTATCAGGAACTTGCCCGCGCGGATCAGAACCGCGTTGGGGCTTTCATCCGCAAGCTGCCGGGCTACATCGTCGCGCAGTCGCACGACATGTTCCGTATTCGGGCCGCCGGACAGGACGAATGGATCGCGAAGGCGCTGCCGCTGCTGGACGCTGACAAGACCTTTGATGGGGCTGACCCTATCGAGTTTCTGAAGGGGGTCTATGCCGAGCTTTCGACGGGCACCTTTTACAAGGCCGACGCCGACGCGCCGCTGATAGGCTTCAAAGGCCCGGCCAATCTTGCGAAGAAGGCTTCGCAGTCGCGTGTCCTTCATTTCAAGGATGCCGAGTCGTGGACGGCATACAATGACGCCTTCGGGCAGGGTGGGCTTATGGAGGCCGCGACGTTCGGCCTTCGTCGGGCGGCCCGCAATGTGGCGCTCATGGAAACGCTGGGGACTAACCCGCGCGCCATGTTCGACCGGCTCGTCACGGAATACGGGCAGGAAGGCATCAAGGACGGGTCGGCCACGGCGCTGAATGAGAAGCGGTCACGCCTCAAGGGCATGATGGATGTCGCGGACGGGACCGTCGATATTCCGGGCAGTGTCACGGTCGCGCGTATCTCGTCTGGCATCCGGGCGTGGAACAGCATGGCGAAGCTGGGCGGCGCGGTCATCTCGTCCCTTCCCGACATCGCCACGGCTGCGGGGGAGCTACGCTATCAGGGCCGGGGCTTCCTGTCAGGCCTGAGCGATCAGGTCGGCTCGTTCTTTGGAAGTATCCCTAAAGGCGCGGCGCGGCGTGACGTTGCGGAGCGGATCGGCGCCGGAATTGACGGCATGTTGGGCTCGATCCTGTCACGGATCACGGCGGCGGACACAATGCCCGGCAAGATGTCGAAGCTGCAAAACAGCTTCTTCCGGCTCAACCTCCTGAGCTGGTGGACCGACGCGCACGAGGCGGGCTTTTCCTCGATCATGTCGCGCGATCTGGCGAAACTGTCGGACACGGCGTTCGATGCGCTGCCTGTCGATCGGCAACGGGTGCTGTCACAGTTCGGCATCGGTGGCGCGGAGTGGGACGTCATACGCGCTCATGGCGGGTTCGATGCTGAAGACGGCGCGCGCTACGTTGTGCCGGACATGCTGGGCGATGCGCCGGACGAAGCGTTCGCCGGGCTGGTGAGCGGCAAGGTCACGGCCTCCAAAATCAAGGCTGCACGCGACACGCTCGATAGCAAACTGCGGGCCTACTATCTCGACCGCACCTCCTATGGCGTGCTGAAGGGCGGCATCCGCGAGAAGTTCGCCACGACGCAGGGGCTACAGGCTGGCACCACGGCGGGCGAAGCCTTGCGGTTCTTCATGCAGTTCAAGACCTACAGCGTCTCGTTTGTGAACAAGACGTTCGGGCGGTTTGCTGAGGAAGACACCTTCTGGAAAGTGCCGGGCGGAATGGCCCGCATGCCGTGGGGTGAGAAGCGCCAAGCCGCGCAAATGATCCTGGCGATGACCGCGCTTGGTTATCTCTCGATGACCATGAAGGACATCGCGAAGGGCCGTGAGCCGCGCGATCCTCTCAATGGATCGTCGTGGACCCAAGCCTTCCTGCAAGGCGGCGGGGCTGGCATCTATGGCGACTTCCTGTCGAGCGACTTCAATCGCTTCGGCGGCGGCGGTCTGGAAACGCTGGCCGGCCCGACTGCGGGCATGGCTGGCGATGCGCTGCGTCTGTTCGGCGCGGCCAAGGATTGGGTGAACGGCACAGCGAAAGCACCTGACGGGCAAGCCTTTGCGATCTTCAAGAACAACACGCCGTTCCTGAACCTCTTCTACACGCGCGCGGCGCTCGATTACCTGATCCTTTACGACGTGCAGGAGGCGGTCTCTCCCGGATCGCTGAAGCGCATGGAAAAGCGGATCAAAGAAGAAACCGGGCAGGGCTTCATCCTGCCGCCATCGGCCGCCGCCCGCTAACGCCGCCCACAACCTGAGCCTCCCCAACCCTGCTTCACGGCGGGGTTTTTGCTTTTCGGAGCCCCCATGACTGTCAGCTCTACCGCGACCCGCATTGCTTACACCGGCAATGCGAGCACGACCGCGTTCGCCTTCTCGTTCCGGTTCCTCGCGACCACGGACATCGCGGTCTATCTTGACGGCGTTCTGCAAAGCACCGGCTACACGGTCTCCAGCCCCGGCGCGTCTGGCACGGTCACATTCTCCACGGCCCCGGCAAGCGGAGTTTCGGTCGTCATCACCCGCGCGACGGCCAAGACGCAGGAGACGGATTACGTCGCGAATGACGCCTTCTCGGCGGACTCGACGGAGCTTGCGTTCGACCGCGCGATGCTGGCGGCGCAGGACAACGCGGCGGCTATCGGGCGCGCGCTGCGCGTTGCCGACCATCTGCCAGCCATCGGTTCTTTTGATCTTGCCTCAAACCCGAACACGCTGATCGGCACGAGCGGAAGCGGCGTTCAGTTCTACCCGATCAGCACGGGCGTGAACGGTCTCCAGTTGAGCGACGCGCCGACAACGGCGTCTTACATGATCAATGTCGTGTCGCCGGGCACTTACATCGACAACGTGCTGTATCTGAGAAATCAGAGCTACTACGCGACGACCACGCCTGCCGATGGCCGCACAGCGGCGCGCGGCAACGCGGCGATGACGTTCAAGACGGCGTGGGGGCAGGAGCGCGGGGCAATCGGATATAGCGCCCCGGCCGTCGGGTTCGACCCGACAAACCTAACAATGGGCGCGCAGTTCCTCGCGAACGTCGTCTATCTGGAGGCCAGCAACCTAGTCGGCGCCAGCCAGCCGGACGGAGCGCCGGACATTCTGCTGTGCGTCACCATGGCGGCGGGCGATCCATTCTTCCCCGGCACGTTCTACAAGCCGTTTGAGCATGACAGCAGCGTCGGCACGACTTACCTCCGCGCCCGCGCCAGCGGCGGCGGCTACGGCACGATCGGCTTCGAGGGCAACGGCATTTTCGGAAATGTCGGCGTCATCGCGTCGAACCAACTCGGCATGCAAACGACCTGGGCGCGGCTCCGCGAGAGGGTGGCATCGGACCAGTTTGCGATTACGACCAATCTTCTTGACGGCGGCACGCAGGACAACGCGGCAAAGGCTTCGTGGTCGGTCGCCTTCGGTGCGGGACAGGACGCGTTCAAGGTCTCGCGGTCTCCGGCAGGATCGGGGTCGCTGGTCGATCTGCTGACGGCTGATGTCGATCGCATTACCTTCGGCAAATATACCAAATACACCACCAAGGCCGTCGCCTCCCTTGTCGCCGCTGCCACTGCCGGCGCGGGTGCGCGCGATTTCGTCTCCGATAGCTCTGTCGCCGGCTCCGGCAATTTCGGTGCAATCGTCGCGGGCGGCGGCGCGAACGCGGTCCCCGTCTACTGCGACGGAACGAACTGGCGGATCGGATGATCCGCGACCCCATCACCGCGCTGATTGTTGGGCTGTTCCTCATAGCGGCGGTGTGCCTGCTGATCCCATTTTTTTGACAGACTGACGAGGAAGTAGAGATGGCTTGGCGTATCGCAAAATCGCTGGAAAAACTACGCCAGCAGATCAATGACAAATATCCGGGCCGCTCCAAGGCGAGTGACGGCGGGATTGGTGACGCGGCGCACGCAACGCGGGACAGCGATCATAATCCCTGGGTGAAAGACGGCACCATGGGCGTCGTCACCGCGCGGGACTTCACCTGCGATCCGAACGACGGTGCGGACACGGAGGCTCTGGCGGAGAAGCTGCGCGTCAGCCGCGACAAGCGGATCAAGTATATCATCTACAATCGGCGCATCGCGCGGTCCTACGACAAGCCCGGCATCCCGGCGTGGTCATGGGCGCCCTACACCGGCACGAACCCGCACAACCATCACTTCCATGTCTCGGTGCAGCCTGACAAGGCGCGCTATGACGACGAAGCGGCGTGGGGGATTTGAGCCATGGGCTGGCTCATCGCACTCATCATGGGCGGCAAATACGACCCTGAAGAAGACAAGCTCGCTGCGCCGAACGACATGGAGGCTGATGATCTTCGGCTTCACGTCGGGCGCTGCGCCCTTCGCTATCGCCAGCTTCGCAAGGATCAGCACGAAGCCAAGGCGCAATCGCGGCTGAACTTCGCCGTTAGCCTCGCGGCTCTCGCGATCATCGCGCTCTCGCAGGGCGACAAGGCCATGAATGTCTTGCTGGCGATGCTTTGAACCCGCGCCGGGCGGTCTCCCGGCAACCAGAAGAAGGAGTAGCAGTATGTTTACAGTCAAAATCAAGCGTGGCGCCGTCGAGCAGATCGTTACGGCCAAAGAGGTCGCGGTCATTCCCGATGGCGGCGCGTGTAGCAGCATCCCGCCGTCTTACGACGACCGTCTCATCTATCTGCACGGCATCCACGGCACGTCGGAAATCGAGGAACACAATCACGGCCTGTTCTACGTGATGAACGAGGCTGGCCGCACGGTCGCCACCTACAGGCTAGGCGACATCGGGCCCGACGGTGCGAAGAGCGAATACGCCGGAAGTCTTAGCGGCGGCGCTTCATTGCAAGCCGCCTAACGACACGGGGCCGGGGGAAACTCCGGCCATTTTTCTATGCGCGCTCGGCGCTCACCGGGCATATCGGAGAAATGCAATGAAAGGCTGGCGCACTCTGGCGCTCGGCGCTGCTATGGCGTTGTTCGGTTTCCTTCAGGGCTTCGACTGGGTGACGATCACCCAAGACCCCGAGACGTTGAGCCTCATCACCGGCGGCATCGGCTTGGCCGTCATCGTGCTTCGCTACTTCAGCACCGGCCCTGTGGGGACGAAGCTGTGAGACACCTGTTCCTCGCGGGCACGCTGCTTCTTGCAGCCTGCGCCGTCACGCCTGAGGCGCAAGCCGAGCGCTGCGCCAAGGCAGGGCAGGCCGTTGCGTGGGCCAAGATCGGCCTCGAACTCGCCTGCACGAAGGAGAGCAAAGCCTGCGACACGGCGGGCCTTGTGCTGAAGGCGGCGAATACGGCCATGGCCGTGCTGTGTCCGAAAACGGAGAACTGAGATGGATAAGCAAATCTTTGGCTACACGCCCTCTTTCGATCCTCAATCCGGCGATGTCGTGAAATACGCCCAAGCCTTCGAGGCCGACGGCGCGATAAGGATCGTCACCCGAAATTCGCAGGGTGTCATCACGGACGTTGAGCTTCCGCTTAAGGCCGTCGAAGAATTGGCTATCGCGTTGCTGCGCCACAGCACTGCTCGTTATCAGCCCTAGGGCCGATGCGTCCGGGCGCTTCCCGGAAACCCACCTGATAGAACTGCCCCGCTCCGAAAGGGGTGGGGCCTTTTCTCGTTTCAGAGCGGCACGTCAGGCGGTTTGCGGGGTAGGGGATTCCCTCCCGCCAGTTCTGTGCTATGGTTGGGGCGCTGATTGCGACCTGTCCTTGTGGCGTGGAGTGCATCAGCCCAAGCTGCGGCGGTCGGGTTAAAATCCGAGTGGGCCTAGTAGGATGAAGTCGCGCATCACCAACGGCCTGTAGCGAACTGCCGTAGCATTCACACCCGCGTCAAGCGTGCTTGGCGTTCAGGGGCCGATCCTTCACCGGGTCGGCCCTTTGCTATTGAGGCGGTTTGCGGCAAAGCCCCCTCGTGGTAGATTGAGCGCATGAACGACAAGCCAGACGAATGGATCGTTGACGGCGAGATTGCGCCGCATATCGGGCATCGTTACGCAGTCGCCAATCCCCCTTCGCTCGCGCCGTATTGGGCGCGCACCCCTGCCGAGCGGCGCGCGGCCACCATTGAGCGGATGAACGCCTACTTCATTGGAACCGATGCGTTCTGGGCGGGCGAGGACGATTGATCCATCCCTAGCCCATAACGCGCCGCCGTGGGCTGTTTATGGGGCAGGGGAAACGAGCGCTGAACGACTGTTCTAAGGCCCCGTCCCTAGCGAAGCGCCGCTGAAGCCGCGCCTGACGCTTGGCGGCTTTCTCGCGCGCCGCGACCTGATCGACGGTGAGGGCGGGGCGGGTCATGCTGCTAGGCTTTCTGCGAACGCTTCAATGAAGCCCTGGGCCTGCGCGACGTTGATCGCGTTACCCGCTCCCCGCAATTCAGCCACTCGGTTCCGATAGGCCCCAGCATGAGCCAGAGGGAATGTGCCGGGCTCAACGGGCCGCCACTTTCCATCCGTGCATCCGAGCCAGTCAGCAGCTTGCCAGAGGCCGTTAGTCGGGCCGGGCCGCAGAGCGTCGCGGTCGTCCGCAAGTCCATTCCGCCATCCCCATGCAGGCCCGGTCCGTTCGTGTCGCTGGTCCTGGGCGTGGGCCATCCGGCCAATTCCACCGTCCTGCGCGAGCTGTCGTTGTTCCCCGCCTCGTTGTTGCCGTTCCGCGCCGGCGTGCCCGCCATCGGCGTAGGCCAGCCTGCGCGCGGCCCAAAAAGATCGCTGCCGGATATGCGGGGCGCCGAAGCCCGCAGCGCAGGTATCGACTGCCCCGACGGCATACTGCGCCGCTTCCATGTCAGCGAATACAAGGTCGAGCCAAGCGAGGCCGTCCTTGCTCGCAACCTGCTCTCCAATGACGTGCTGAGGGCGACACTGGCCGATGAGCCAATGGAGCGCGGGCCACAGGTGCCGCTCGTCAGCAAACCCGCCGCCTTTGCCTGCCGCGCTGAAAGGCTGACACGGGCATGAGGCCGTCCAGATGGCGCGGTCGTCGGGCCACCCGGCGCTGCGGAGCGCGAGGCTCCAGACGCCGATGCCGGCGAAGAAATGATGCTGGCTGTAGCCGTCAAGGTCATCGGGGTTCACGTCCTCAATGCTGCGATCGTCAACTTCGCCTGGTGCGATGTGGCCTGCGGCGATCAGCTCGCGGAGCCAAGCGGCGGCGAAGGGGTCATTCTCGTTGTAGTAGGCGCCCCTCATCCCGCCCCCATTTCCTTGAGCGCGGCGGCAATCGCAGCGCGGGCGTTGCTGAGCGCCGATAGGATTGCGCGTAGGTCGGCGGCGTCTCTGCGCTTCCACGCAACCAATGTGGCGTTCTCGGACGTGCGGGGCCAGCCGCGCTCAATCTCATCGGCGGACAATTCCAGCCCGCGCGCGCGTTCCTCGACCCTCGCCACGCTCTCTCGCAGATCGGTCATGGCGCGGACACCGGGAAAGCGCCGAGGTATTCACGCCCATCTTTCCTGAACCCGGCCACGTCAACCGCGTTCTCCGCCAGTTCCTTTGATGGATAGTCAGGGCATGTCCACGCGCGTTTCTTGTCGTCAGGGCAGACATGCGCGTCAGTTCCGAGGCCACAGTGCGGGCAGTTGCGTTCATGTCGCCAGCCGCACCAGGAATACCAAAAATTCCGCCAAGCCTTCGCCGGCTCTTCCGTCCGCTCTTCCACGCGGTCCAGTTCTATAGCGGTCATGGGCGGCTCCTCGGGTCTGTCAGGTAGGACTCGATCATGCGGATTGCGGCCGACTTCGCTCGGTGCTGTGTGCGCTCGCAGACCATGGCAATTGTCTCGGTCGGAAGGTGGGTGACCTTGACCCATGCGCGTTCGGTGCCAACGTGCTGGCCCCCACGCGGGCGCGTCGGAACTAGCTCCACGAGCAAGTCCTGCGGCGGGATCAGATCGTAGTCACTCGGCACTTGTCGTTTCCTTTGCGGCTTGTGTGGCGCAACTAAAAGCACCAGAGGTGCAAGGCAGCGAAGCTGCTGCGTTGCTGTGGGCGCGGAGAGCGGCGAGGACTAGGGCTAGGGCGGGCGTGGGGCTGAACTCGGTGCCGTGGTAGATCGGGTTGCCGAGCGGACGTTCGACAAACGCGCCAGCACCAAGAGGCCCCCAATAGATGTTTGCTGGGCACCCCGGCAACAGCGCCTCGGTGAACGCGACGGCGGACGAAAGGTCGCCGCGAAGCGCGCGGAACAGGCAGTTCTGCGCCCACGACGCACCGAACACAGTGTGGGTGAGGCTTACCAAGCCGTTCGGCAGTGCCTCATGCGGCCCGGGCTTCTCCAACTTCTCAACCATCTCGATCAGGGCGGCGAGCGAGGGCGTCATGCTGCACTCCGATCTTCTGGAAGGGTGAATTTGCCCTGCCATGTTTTCCAGGCCTTCGTGACCGCACCAGTGCCGGGAAAGAGGTCCGCCAAATCATCCTCTGGCCGGGCCGCGACCATCTCGAAAGCCCAATGGCAGAGCTCCTCAGGCTTCGCGCCTGTCAGGCCCTTCTGTGTCGCGATGTTCTGTCGGACGGCGGTCTGAAACCAATCCCGGCTGACAAGCCTCTTGCTCACCACAGGCTTGCGAGCCGCCTTCACGATGACCGGCTCCCACGCATACGCGACCGGCACGTTGCGCTTGAAGGCTGCAAACGGCTTCATCCAGGCCATCCAGCGGGCTTCCGTCTTGGCGATTAGAGGCGCGAGCGTCGCCATGCTGAACGGCGTCGCAGCTGCGTGCAGCACCCAACCGTCGAACTCGCTCTCAAGGCGTTCGATCAGGGCGGCATGATCTACTTCGCCGGCATAGTCAGGATGCGCCGCATAGAGGTGAGCGCAGCCGATATAGGGCGGGTCTGCGTATCCAATCCTCGCCATCACTTCCCCCCATCGGCGGGCTGGGCGAGCGTGGCGCGGGCGAGCGCAGTCTCGATGCGAGCGCGCGTTTGACCGATTTGCTCAGCAAGCGCGGTGTCAGATGACCGGGGTAGAGCGTGGATGCGACTAAAGGCTTGAGCGAGCATTTTGTAGCCGTCTTCCAGCGCCTCCCTCAGCGCCTTCGCTTCCGCCTCGGCCTTGTCGGCGCGGGCAGTCTCGGCGGATAGGCGAGTGGTGAGGGCGGCAAGGGCGCGAAGGACGATCTGAATTTCAGTGCCGCCAATATCGCTATCAGGCTCCCCGTTTGCGTATCGCAACAGGCATCGGATCGCCGCCGCAGTCTTGCCGTCCACGGCCTCGGGGGATGGGTGGGTCATGGGGTCAGCGGTCATAGAGTGAAACTCCCTTTTGTCCGCGCACGAGTGCCTCTTGGATGGCAGAGGAAAATCCTTCGCCATAGGCGTTCATCGGGTGGTTGGCGATCTTGTCGAGCAAGATTTCGATGCCGTTCCCGGTAAGGGCGTCAGCGATGCGCTTCAGGCTGATGGCGATGGAGAGCAGTTCTGCACCTTCACCCTTGAGGGGCAGACCATTCCAGGTTTCGAGTGCTTCACCCATTCGCCCCTCCCGGCGCGGCAGAGGCGAGGGCGGCGGGATCGACAACGACGCCGTTCTCGAACTCTGGAAAGATGCGCTCAAGCGTCAGTATGCGAGCGCCGCACCGATCCTTCGCGGCATCATTGCCGGCGGCTTTGTGCTCGTAATACGCCTTCACATAGGCCGCGTAGTCGAGCTTCGCCGCCTCCCTCAACCTCTCCGCCTCTTTCACGGCGGCGTCACGCTCGGAGGCGGCGCGGAGAAGGGCGGGGAGATTGTTGACGGCGAAGACGATCAGCGCGGCCCGCGCTTCCATCTGCGGCCATTCATCATGCGAACAGTAGTTTCCGGCGAGCGCGCAGACTTCCTCGTTGTCTGCATCAACAACGCAAGTGTCGTCGGTCGCGGCGGTGCGCCACGGCAGGCTCGTGACCTCCGCCAACAGCCTTCTCCCCTCCGCGACATCGACGGGGGAGGCACGTTCGTGCTGGTGCAAATCGAATGATTTGCTTGTGGTGGGGTTAGGCACTGGGGGCCTCCTGTTTCTCAATAGCTTCGTCCAGGCGCGCGATGATGTCGGCGTGGGTGCGGGTCATGCGGCACCGTCCAGGATCGAGAGCTGTTCGGGCTTGGGCGGCGGCTCAGTGAAGAGACGCGGCTGGCGGTAAGCTTCCTCGATACGGCGACACGCGATGTCGAAATAGCTCGGCTCGCGCTCTATGCCGATGAAGGCGCGGTCCAGTTTGGCGCAGGCTACCCCAGTAGTGCCGGAACCCATGAAGGGGTCCAGGATCGTGCGGGCGTTCGCCGGAAGCTGCTGAACACTCCACACCATGATCGAGATCGGCTTTTGCGTCGGATGTTCTGCGCCCTCAACAAGCAGCGCCACGCGGTTCTGCTCAAAGATGCGAAGCGCGCCGTCAAACGATGTCCACGCAAGTTCGCCGTCCGATTGATTGATCCGCTGACCCTTGTCCCAGACGAGCCATTTGCCTGTCGCGGGTAGCAAGTCGGCAAAGTAGTTACCGCCCCAGATCACATGATGCAGCGCGAGCGGCAGCAAGTCCGCAATCCACTCAGGGCGGCACCCATCCCATCCACGAAATTCGTAGGCCTTGCGCCCACCGTTGCCGCCTGTGGTCTTCTTTTGCCCGTCGCGGCCAATCCCATAAGGCGGGTCCGTCACGACGGCATCGACCTTGCCAAGCGTCGGCAGAATGTCGCGGCAGTCGCCCAGATAGAGCGTCGCGTCGCCTATGCGTTCGATCCGGGTCACCAGAACGCCCTTTCCGCTTTCAGGAGCGCCGTCATGGCGTCCCGCTTCTTCACCCGCCGCTCGACAATCACCCCGCGCATGGCCTTGGCTGCGAGACGCGAGGCCTCATCGAATTGCGCCTTGGCTTTGGCATAGGCGCGCACGGCACGTTCTGACGGGCCTCGCTTCGTAAAGGCCGGAGGGGCTTTCAGCGCCGCGCGCTTTGCCGGGCGTTCAGGCTCCAGGGCCTGATCCACAATGGCGATTACGCGGTCTTCTGTGCGGTTGGGGGCGGGGGTCATTTGCGCTTCCCGTCAAGGTTACCGAACCAGCGACGGCGCACGATTTCCGCCGCCTCGTAAGCGTCGGCCTCGGTGCGGCGCATGTTGGCATAGAAGACAGACCGCTCATCAGCCGTCGGCGGCGGCTGGCTGTTCAGAAACTCAATCGCGGTTTTGGCAAGGAAGCCCGGTTCGTCGGTCATGCGGCACCGTCCAGCATGGAAAGCTGCTCGGGCTTTTGCGGCGGCTCAGTGAAGAGACGCGGCTGGCGGTAAGCTTCCTCGATCCGGCGGCAGGCGATGTCGAAATAGGCCGGGCTGATTTCGATGCCGACAAATGACCGGCCAAGGTTGGCGCAGGCCACGCCCGTGGTGCCGCTGCCCATGAACGGATCGCAGACCGTCTCACCGGGCATAGAGAACCGCTGAACCATTCGCAGCATGACGCCGGGGGGCTTGGGGCAGCAGTGGGCCTTTGCGAGATGGCCGTGGGCTGGAATCACGCTGCCGCCGCTGAAGTGGAGCCGGTCGCTTTTGAGAAGGCCGTTGACCGATCCGAACCCGTCAACGTCCTTTCCGTAGAACAGGATGGGCTGCCATTGGTTGAACCCTAGCTGGCCGAAGGTGCTTGTAGTCTCCCACGTCCACACGCCGGTCCAATTCGGACGCGGGTAAGTGTGAACGTTCGTGACGCCCGGCGTGATTACGACTCTTTGGCCCACGCGCAGCATTTCCGGCATCACGGCATCGATAAGGGCGGGAAGGTTTTCCGGCGCGTCGTCGTAGGTGTCGTAAGCAAAATTCAACCCATAAGGCGGGTCAGTCACCACGGCATCGACCGGACCAAGCGTCGGGAGAATGTCGCGGCAGTCGCCAAGGTAGAGCGTGCAGTCGCCGATGGTTTCGATGCGGCTCATGCTGCGCTCCCAAGATCGAAGGCTTCCTGCACGGGTTTTGGTTCAGGCTCCGCGAACAGGCGGGGCTGGCGGTAGGCTTCCTCAATGCGGCGGCAGGCGATGTCGAAGTAAGTCGGCTCGCGCTCGATGCCGATGAAGGAGCGGTCGAGTTTGGCGCAGGCAACACCGGTTGTTCCGCTGCCCATGAATGGGTCTAAGATGGCCTCGCCCGGTATGG